AATCTCACGTATTGTAGATCTAATGATTCAAGGAGAAGCAATCAGAGAATCAATTAATGAACTTAAAAAAGATATTAAGTCAGAATATGATATTCCTGTAGCAACTATTACTAAAATTGCTACTATTGTTCGTAAAGAGAATATGGATGAAGAACAAGAAAAATGGGAAGAAATTAAAGAGTATGTAGAAGCATGTATGTAAATGTCTAGAATAATGGTGACCGGTGATTCTTGGTCAGCAGGGGAGTGGGATCCGACTCTCACTCCCGAAGAGACCAGAGCTTTTGCTGAAAAATATTCTATATCTAGATATTTAAGAGATTTAGGTCATGAAGTAGCACACGCTGCTAATCCTGGCTGGGGTGATTTTGTGTCTTTAAATTGTCTAATGACTCATGAAATGGGGTTTGATTTTGTTATATATGTTAAGACTTGTGCTACACGAGATTTTAAACACTTAACTCCAGAACACGGTCTAGTATACACTACTACTGATTTATTTGAAAAAATTAAGTTAGTAAAAGAATTAGAATATAACATATTAGCTAGATATAAACATAAGTTAATATTGTTGGGTGGTATAGAAAAAATTGAACCTAACTTTAGTTGTAATTTTGTACTTCCCAGTATTACTGAGTTTTTCTACCCTGACTTTAAAGATACTACTATCTTTGGAGATTATACACATTTTGAAAAGTATTCAGACGGTGATAAAAAAGGTGCAATGAAACTCTGGGAACTTTGGGAACACAAACATAATTTTTGGAAAGAACATCCAGAACATTTTGCTTCAGCTACTGATCAAGTTCATCCTAATAGAAAAGCAACTAAAGCATTAGCTGAGTTTATTCATAATCATATTAGCTAGTTTTTTATGACTAGAGGCTCCTGCATGAGAACCATCAGGAGCTAAGTCTTTATGTTTTTCTAAATCTAGGTGAAATTCTATATAGTCATCTGTTAATTCTGCTAATAGCGGTTGTAAATGAGGAAAACAACAATGATGAATTATTGGTATGCCAGCTCTATTAGCTAGTAGTATTTGTTTAGCTACTGCTCCGCTCCATAGACGTTGTACTAATTCTATATCAGAAAAGTATAACATTCCTGCAGCGTGCCATGCTGCTTTATGTTCTTTAGTATTTCTAGTATTACTTAGTATTTGTTCAGATAGAATCCAGTTTCTATAATATTTTTCATTTTTTAATATATGATTAGCTATTATAAATCCTTGTTGACATTCATTTCGGGCATCCCATACTTCCCATCTGTATTCACTGGTATGTCCTACAATAATCAAATTAGGTTTTAACTTGACAGCTTGTTCAATTTGTGTTGTAATAAGATATTCAGAAGCACCACTTTGTGCTAGATTAGTTATCTCAGCATTAAGTAAGTAAGGATACGCTTGAGTTTGTTTCTCAAGACCTTCTCCTTGTGTAAAACTATCTCCACAGGTAACAATGAACATAAACAATGAAATCTTTGTAATAGGAAACTCTTGGTCAATACCAAGTGATGAAGCACCGATTCCAGCTTTTACTCAACTAGGTTTGCATAATCGTTATGAAGAGGCAGGGATAACTTTGGATGCTCAGGCTAATTATATCATAGAGAATGATCTTGTCAATCGTTTTAAAGTAATTTGGTTAGTAGGGCATCATCACAGAGCTGATCCTAGAGCTAATGGAGAGTATTTATTACCATATGGTTGGGGATTAGGTGATGTTTGGGGTAAACTAATACAAGATATATGGTTTAAAAAAATTACACGCATGGCTTGGTATAATAGAACAAATGCACTATTTGTAAAAGCTGTACTAGGCATATCTAATCCAGACAATTTAATGTTGATTCCTATTTATAGACCAAATATTATAGAACAGCCTATGATAAAAGATCATCCCTGTATATGGGAATATTATTTGAGAGATTTAGCTAAAGATTATACAGATGGTAGAGGCCATATAAATCAAAATGGTCATAATCATTTTGCTATTAGATTAGCTTCAGAGGTACAAGAGAGATGGCAGATTACATTGCAGAAGAGTGGACAGACGCAATTGAGATCGGATTTTCTGCAGAGATAGCTAAAAAAGCTGATAAAATTGTAAAATATTGCACAGCAAACTATGTTAAACACGCTCATCAATGGAAATGTGATTTTGCAGGTAAATCAGCTATACTCTTAAAGCCTGGAGAAGGCTATGAGTGGCATTTTGATAATTTAGATTTTGCAGAAAAAAGACTAACTACATCTAGACCAGGACGTTTTTGGACACATATGGTATATCTAACAGAAGGAAAACCTTTTGAGCTAGGTAGTTGGAATCCTAAAGGCACTAGAGTATTGGAAACAGATTTTTCTGCTCCTGAACCTGACAACATAATAGCAACAATATATCCTAAACCAGGAAAAACAGTATTATTTCCTTGTTTTATGGTACATAGGATACAACCTATAGTAGATAACTACAGATGGGCATTTGTAGATTTTGTAAATACGCCTGATTATTCTACTAAAACCAAGACGGATTTAACCTCAATATTTAAAAGGTACTTTGATGAACATACTAGGAGTAAGCTGCTATCATCATGATAGTGCAGCGGCAAGTATAAAAGATAATAGAATTGTGGGAGCATCTCATGAAGAACGTTTTTCCCGTAATAAATATGATAATAATTTTCCAATACATACTATTAATTGGTTAAAAAATGCGTATGATGATTTTGATCATGCTGTTTTCTATGAAGAAACTACCTATAAAAGATTTAAAAGAGATATTAAAAAAATAACAAAAGCAAAACCTGTGTTAGTAGACCATCATGAATCACATGCTATGAGTTCAATTATTACTACTGACTGGCAAGAATGTGCAGTTATGGTGATAGATACTGTAGGAAATAAATTTTCTACTTCTTTAGGTGTGTATTCTAATGGTAAATTTACTTGGTTAAAACGTATGCGCTATCCTAACTCACTAGGATTATTTTATAGTACTGCTACCAGACTTTTAGGATTACAACCATTATCTGACGAGTCTCAAGTAATGGCAGCCGCTGCTTACGGTACTCCTAAATGGTCTAAATATATTAGGGATAATATTTTACATTATGATTATGAGGGTAATTACACAGTTTTACAAGATTTAGAACGCGGAGTAGGGTACGGAACTCTAGACTGGGATATAGCTGCCTCTGTTCAAAATGTTACTCAAACAATTATTGCTAATATGGCAGATTGGTTACAACAAGAAACAGGTATGACTAAACTTGCTTATGCTGGTGGTGTCGCTTTAAACTGCGTAGCTAATACTGAGATATTAAAATGGACTAAGTTTGACGATGTTGCTATTCAACCTGCAGCAGGTGATGCAGGCTGTGCACTAGGAGCAGCTGCATTACTTGAACGACCTAAACAATTTACACCTTATTTAGGAGTTAATGCTAGTAGAGGACTACATGCTAATGACTATGCTAGTAGAATTTTAAAAGGAGAAATAGTTGCAGTTATTGAGGGGCAAGCTGAGTTTGGACCTAGAGCCTTGGGAAATCGTAGTTTGCTATGTTTGCCGAGTGATGATAATATTAAGAAATTAAATAAAATTAAAAATAGAGATGAAGATTCGTGGAGACCTTATGCTCCTATATGCCAAAGAGAAGAGGCTGCTAATTGGTTTCATATAACTAAGTCTTGTCCTTATATGTTAAATATAGCTAAGATTAAAAAAGGTCCATTTAATACTTATGACAACTCTGCTAGGTTACAGGTTGTTGATAAAAAATCTAATGTATTTTTATGGCGCATTTTAGAACAATGCAAAAATCATGGACATTCTATTCTAATAAATACGAGTTTAAATGGTAAAGGAAAACCAATTGTCAATACTTTGGACGACCTCAAAGAAATTCAACTATACAACGAGTTGTGCTACTGATACACTACCTACAGGTAGAACATACCATACTCCAGATGGATCTTATCCTAGTATTACTACTATATTAGGTAAGACTTCTGACCAAACATGGCTTTTAAAGTGGAAAGAACGTGTAGGAGAAGAAGAAGCTGCTCGTGTATCTAAAGTAGCTACTGATAGAGGAACTTTAGTACATGAGTATGCTGAACGACATTTTAATGGAGAAGATATATGGGATGAATTATATAAAGAAGCTGTAGATGTTATCCAAATGAGTCGTGATTTGATTCGTACTACTGAAAAAGGAGTAGAAGAAATCTGGGGGCAAGAACAAGTTTTATGGTCTAATAAATATAAATATGCTGGTAGAACTGATATGGTAGGTATTTGGCGTGGAAAACCTACCATCATAGATTTTAAAACATCAAAGAAAAAGAAAAATAATAAACAAATTACTGATTATTATATTCAGGGTTGTGCATACGCTATAGCGCACAATGAAATGTATGGTACTGGTATAAAAGACGTAGCTATTATTATGACTATAGATAATGCCGACCCTATCATTTTTGAACAAAGTGCTGTTCCTTTTCTGCCGTTATTAAAAAATAGGAGAATGTCTTTTGACAAACTGCAAGCAGATTCCTCTACCTAAAATAGATAACCAAGATGTAAAAAAAATTACATCATTTTTTAGTATGGGTAATCATTTATTTTCTGAAAGATATGGGCATCATGCTTGGAAATCTTTTGATATTATAACTGAAGGTAATATTTCTCCAATGATAAATCATTTTCCGTCTATACTAAAATGGTTAACTATATGTAATAAACATACTGCTTTAAAAAAAGTAGATCATTTATATATATCTATACTTCTGCCTAAGAATCAAATACCTTGGCATGTAGATATGCAACAGACAAATATTTATGCTAATAGTATTATAACTTCTATATCAACTGATAATAGTTTTATAGAATTTGAAAACGATAAACAATATAGATACAAAGAGGGATATAGCTATTTAATTAAAAGTGGTGTAAAACACCGAATAATGAATTTAAATAATAAACATAGAATTACACTTTGTTCAACACCCAAGGAGAATCCATATGCTGAAATGGTTTAGAGATAAATATGATGATTGGAAGTTTGAAAAAGAATTTCAAGCAAAGAAAAAAGAAATAATGAAAGTTGATCCTTTTATTTATAATATACCAGATACTAATGAAATTAATATAGGCGATATCGTAAAAAATGATGACTCGAAGGATTAGAAAAGAATTACGAACATTTTTTGAAGACAAAGAATTGACGGATAAAGAGAGAAGTTTTATACTCGGATGTATAAAAGCTCAACAAAAACACCCACAATTAACTTCTAGACAGTGGCAGATAGTATGTGAGATTGAGCAAAGGTATAGTAATGTCGAAATATCTAAATAAACTAAAAAGAGTTTTAGTATTGACTCCTGATGGTATAGGTAGCACCTACTTTCAAAGATCTTTAACTGTTTATTTAAACTATCACGGCTATCTTACTAAAAACTATCATGATTTATGTAATCTTACTACGGATTTACCCACTTTAGTAAAAACTCTCTCAACTGATAGAACAAATATAGTAGCTCGTTGCTCACCTTATAGATCTACAGAGTTCGGCAATGATACTAAAAAATACTTAAAGTTTTGTAGTTATTTTTTTACAGATATATATGTAATTTCACGGTGCTCGTTTGAGTCAGTTCTGAGTTATAGTAATACTCACAAAGGAACAGGTACATTAAATGTTTATAGTAAAGAACAGTATAAACAAAATAAAAATAAAAAATCTTATTCCATAGAAAAAGATTTATTTATAGAATCTTTAAAATACTTTGAAGATTTTTATGTATGGCTTGATAAATATTTTCCTAAACATAAGGTAATTAGTTATACCGATTTAATAACTAATCCTGATACTCTTTTTAAGAATGAATTTAATATTACATCTGATAAAAATTTATCTCTACTAGAGTATAATAAATTTAATACTAAAAGAGTTCGTAATAAAGATTTAACTAAATACTGTTCTGAACAGTTATTAAAATTTATAGAAATTACAGACTATATCCAATATTTGTCAAAAAAAGGATTATTAGATATTAAAAAACCTTTTCCTATTAAAAAAATTACTTTAAGAGAAAAATTAAATGAGATAAGTAATTTTAGAGAGTTACTAGATGTGTATAACAATTATTCATCTAACCATTTTGAAAAGATTTCTTTTCAACAAATAAACGATAGAGCTGTAATAGAAGATAATTTATGGACTATCTAACATATCCTTTTAAAATGAATACTATATCTAGTACTACAGGTATGGATAATATATACAATTCTGCTAATAGGCCTAGAGTTTCTATTAAAGATTGGGTTACCTATCCTTATCCAATTTCTTATAGTATAAATTCTAAAGGTTTTAGAGATAGTGAATGGCCAGATAACTTAGATGACGTAGTATGGTGTTTAGGAGATAGTTTTACAAAAGGAGTGGGAGTTCCTTTTGAACATACATGGCCTTCTATACTTCAAACTATTAGTAAAAAACGTTGTATAAACTTAGGTATAAACGGTGCTGCTAATCGTTTAATTTTAAATATAGCTAAACAAATTATTTCCGAACACAACCCTAAATATATGATAATTATGTGGAGTTATAAACATAGACGTTATGAAGATCCTTGGCAATTCATACATTATAAGGAAGATGAACTTAATTCTAAAAGTGTAGAGGAGTTTAGGTATTGTTTTAATACTGTGAATGATTTACTACCTAATATATATAATACTACTGTGCCTACAGATGTATCTGATTTAACACAATTAAATAATATACTACATAAGTACGAGTTATTAGATTTTGGAAGAGACGGTTTTCATTTTGATTACTTAACAGCAGAGTCTATAGTAGACTCTATAATGCAACATTTTAACTTTAGAAGATATGATAATGAACTATAAAGATATAGTTGATCACTATGAGGATTGCTATAAACAACATGGAGACTCTCATCTGGGTGTTGACTGGCCAAATAAGGCAGATGCCGATACTAGATATAGAATTATGACTGAAGGTGTAGAGTATTGTGGTGGAGACTCTATATTAGACTTTGGTTGTGGATTAGCACACTATTATGAGTATTTAGTAAAACAAGATAAAAATTATTATTATGAAGGCTTAGAGTTATCAAAACCTATGTTTGATAGATGTATTCAAAAACATCCTTTGACTACTTTTTATAATACTGATATTCTACAAGAACAATGGACATTACCAAAACTAGATTGTGCGGTAATGAATGGAGTTTTTACTGAAAAGTTAACATTGAGTCATGATGAAATGTTTGAACATATGACAAATTTAGTTTCTTTAGTATTTAATAATGTAAATAAAGGTATAATGTTTAATGTTATGTCTAAACAAGTTGACTATGAAAGAGATGATTTATTTCATCTATCTGTAGATAAATTAAGTTGGTTTGTAAAAGATCAACTATCTAGAAAATTTATTATTAGACATGACTATGATTTATGGGATTATACTGTGTATATTCTAAAATAAGAAAAGAGATAATTATGGCTAGAAAACCAGTCAGTAAAGCAAAAATGCCTTGCAACAAAGCTAAACGTACACCGGGACACCCTAAAAAGTCTCATATAGTTAAAGCATGTAAAAATGGTAAAGAAAAAATTATTCGCTTTGGAGAGCAAGGTGCTAGCACTGCTGGAAAACCTAAAGCTGGAGAGTCTAAAAGAATGAAGAAAAAACGGGCAAGTTTTAAGGCTCGCCATGCTAAAAACATAGCTAAAGGCAATATGTCTGCAGCTTACTGGGCGAATAAGGTAAAATGGTAGTTATACAAGGAAATAATGACAAGTATACTATACTTGCACAGGACTTAGTACAACGATATAAAATACCCTTTAAATTTGAATACAAAGAAACAGAAGATGGACCTGAGGTCTATGTTCATAACAGATATATTGGCGGATACGCTGATTTAATTAAAGAAATAGAAGATACAATAGGAGGATATGGAGACAGTGGATTTTAATTTTACAATAGAACAAGTAGAAGAAATATTACATCGTAGTGACGCTCATGAGTGGTATGATGCTATGGTTGAGATGTTACCTAAATATCAAATTGATACACCTAAACGCGTAGCAGGATTTATAGCACAAACAGCTCATGAAAGTGCAAGTTATAACACAATTACTGAGAATCTAAACTATAGTGCTAAGGCACTTGATGCTATTTTTGGGAAATATTTTAAGAGAGCAGGAGTTGATGCTAGTAAGTATCACAGACAACCTAGAAAGATTGCTAATCGTATTTATGCAAATCGCATGGATAATGGAGACACCGCATCAGGTGATGGCTGGACGTTTAGAGGTGGTGGTATACTACAACTTACAGGACGATATAACTATACTCAGTTTGGTAAGACAGTTGGAATGTCAGCAGAAGAAGCGACTGAATATGTTAGAACTCCTAAAGGGGCTATAGAGTCAGCTTGTTGGTTTTGGACTGCTAATGATATTAATAAATACTGTGATAAAAATGATATTGTAGGTATGACAAAACGTATTAATGGTGGTACAATTGGTTTAGCAGATCGTAAAAAACATTATGCTCATGCCTTAGCAGTATTCGGCGGTAAAGTTAAGTTTGATGATGACACAGATGATGTTACTTATAAACTACTTCGTAAAGGATCTAAAGGATCAGGTGTTAAAAAACTTCAAGAAGCTCTTGGTTTAGAAGCAGATGGAGATTTTGGTCCAGGCACTGAGGCTGCTGTAAAAGCATGGCAGCGAGAAAATAAATGTACACCTGATGGAATAGCCGGACCACAAACACTCGGAAAGATTTTTGCATAGTATATATACTATGTTGATCTAATAACTCATAGGAAAATAATGTTAAATTTAATTAAAATGTTTGCAGTAGTTGCTGCAGCAATAGTAATGTCTTTGCCTGTTTATGCAGACAAAGTTAAAGTAGGGTTCGTAT